CTTGTCCCAACTCAGGACTCCACTTAGCCTTGAGCTTCTTGGTGCGAGCGGTGACACTCACAGAGTCAACTTGGATCTCGATCTCTGGGATCTGATCAGAAGCTTCCAGTCCCCATGAGTCCTGTCCGACAACTGAGCCAAGTGAGTTGGCAGCACCAGCGTTTGCAGTTCCACCAAAGTCATCTGCAATCTTAAAGGTGATTCCAGTCTCAGATGCGGTGTCACCAAGGTTGGCAGTGTTACCAGAAAGATCAGAAGATCCAGTGAAGCAAATGAGAGCTACAGTTCTAGAAGAACCAGAGTAGTCAGTCAAACGACGAATTTGCCTCATGTCAGTACCAACGTCAGTCAAGCCGGCAGCGGAAAGAAGTCCGTGTCCAGCAGAGAGAGAACCAGAGGTAACAACGATGTTTGCCAATCCACGCTCGGTGGTGTCCATTTGTGCAGCAATTACTTCAGCATCAGCAAGATTCAACGAATAGAATGCACAGTGAGTTCCACTAGCAATATCTGGATCGAAGCGCAGAAGCTTGTCGATTGCAGCAGTACCAGCTTGTCCTGTAGTTACAGGCTGAAGCTTGACAGTTGAGCCAGACAGCGAAAGTGTTCCGGTAGGCGAAGAGTAACCGGTTTGGAAACCATAAGGCTGCTTGTCTTCATTAATAGACACACCACCAGTGATTTGCTGTCCGATAACGCCTTGTCCGTACAACGACTCATCTGCTACGTAGTCAAGCCTTTGATCGGCTGCTGCGTTGTTGCGATCGCTTCCAAGACGGAAGTCAAGGAAGAAAATCAGTCCAGAGGGCAAGCTCATGGGCTGAACACTAACAAGATCGTTAGCGATAAGAGAGCCGAATACACGACGAACGATTGGGAATGCAACAGCGGCAAAACCCTCGACGTCTCCAGCGCTCATAAGAGAAGCCTCACGGAGAAGCTCCTTTGCTTGGTTCTCTAAAAGAGAAGCCATGTTATTCTTGGCATTTTCAGAATCTAAACCTTCAAGAAGTCCAGTGCGCTCCCACTTGTTCATAAGTGCAGCACCTTCCTTAGCGAGATCTCTTCTGACAATACCTTCTGTAAGTTTTTCAACGATAGACATTTTTATATCCTCCAAAAATTAATTGTCTTATTTGATGCCTGCAAGTTTTTGCATTCTTGTTAAGGCACCTTCATTGAGAGTTTCCCTTTCGGGAGTTCGTCTCGGAAGTGTAGATGAACGTCCAGCTTGTCTATTAACTGCTTCGCTCAGTGTTTGAGGGCTACGCTTGTTGCCGTTCACTGTGCTTTGAAGTGTTTCATAGATAGTCTTTGCTTCTTCTACGGTTTGTGCATTTGTCAACGCTTCGACAATTTTATTCTTTTGTCGCTCATTCAGGGAGGCACTGATCAGTACACGGTTAGAGTACAACAACTTCGCGTTAGTAATAATTGATTCTTCCAATTTATCTTTTAACTGAAGAGTTACGCTCTTAAATTTTTTATTCTCATCTTCGAGATGCTTTACTTGCTCTTCGAGTTCTGCAAGTGTTTCTTGCATTTCCTCGTTTTCTTCTTGCATCTCATCTGACATTGCTTTTGCCAATGCCATATCGATTGCAGCTTCATAGTCCATATCTTTTCCGCCACCAACATCACCATGAGGGGTTGGTTCATAATCAACATTTAAGGCTTCTGCAACCATTTTTTCTAATCCTTCTAAATCGTCTGGGATTTCAATCTCTTCTTCGCCATCGATTCCCATATCTTCTTCATCATCTAAATCTGCCAAAGCAGTTAAATCAACTTCAACCTCATCATCGGTATCAGTTTGAAGATCGTCGAGACTGGAATCGACATATTGTCCAACATCATTTTGCTCTGCATCGCGCAAGAATTGTGCCAGTTCTTCTGGGCTGATGTTGATATCAATCGTATCTCCCTCATCAGGAGTTTCTAATTCAAAATTGCCATCTTTTGAGGCAATGGCTTCACCTTCCATATAAGAGGGTGTAATCGTATTTTCTTCTTCAAATGTAGTAGGTTCTGCTGTCTCTGTTTCAGCGGCGGCGTCGGCAGGAGCAGCCTCTTCTTGCTCTAACAAAGAATCAATAGCAGTTTTTACCTCATTCGAATACTTCTCAAGAATCAGTTGTTCTGCATTCTTGAGTGCTGCTTCTTTTAAGTTGGCAGCATCAACAATAGCTTGTTTCAGTAATGACATTATGTAAAACTCCTAAATAAACGTTTATCGATAATAAATAGTGTTCTTGACAAGAAAAGGAAAATTATTGTGATTCTTAAGATAACATCCCTACCAAGTGCTTAACAGAACTCTTTTCCATGTATTGTCAGCCACAGCAATATATATGTAATTGCTATCATATCTTATTTCGCCTCTGAAGCCAGAGTCAGTAGCACTAGATGGAGGATTTTGGTTTCTGATTGTTATGGTATCTTTTGCTTCCAAATTACCTTCTGCAATTAAATTTTGCTGATCGTCAATTGTAATAGCGGTTGTGGGCGATGATGATCCTTGCTGCGTGGTTCTAAAAACCATTTTACATGGATGAGAAGTTGTGCTAGCTTGTGCTGTTGCTTGGACATACATATCGGCAAAATTGTCATGGCTATTACCATCGTATGCGAGAAATCTAACTTGTCCAATAAAGTCACTACTGCCGATAACAAATGGAAGTTCGCCAGTGCCTCTGGATTTAGACAAGTCTAGCTGAGATGCGTCTGCTGAGTTATCTGCTTGGCTTATGGTGACGGCGCCATTATTAATTGTATCTGAGTGGACATGCAGTGTTGTTTCCGGAACTGATATGCCGACTCCTACTTTACCATTTGAATCTACCGTGAGTCTTTCGCCTCCGGCAGTCGCGATTCTAACATCGTTGTCTTGGAATCGAATATATGTGTCAGCATCATTTCTGTGATAGATATATTCTCCGACTGCCATATTGCCACCTACTTCTAACTTATAACTGGGGCTGTCTGTTCCAATACCTATTCTACCATCCACTATAAGATTGTCTTCGGCTGTTACAGCGCCAGACATCACAACATTTCCTTGAAATACAGCATTGTTGTTTCCGTCTGTTGTTCCAGAAACATAGAAGGCAACATCTGATGACAGATCAGCGGATCTAGCTGCTGTATCTGTCAGTCCTTTTGTGAACTTAACTGTACCGTCGTCCATAATAATAAAAGGAAAAGTCTGATTTCCGCCATGATCACCACCCGGAAGCGTCCTAGATTGGACAAAAAAGTCTGCGCCTCTGCCGGGAGAGATGTAAATGTCCTCCGCAGCACTATAGCCAAGATACCCGTTGTAAGAAGTTCCATCGGTGCCTTCTCTAAATTTTATAAAAGCGATATCATCTGCTCCTTTTTGAAAAGTTAAATCAGAGCCATTTCCAATCTCAACATTACCAGAAACTTTTAAAACAGTAGTGTTCGAAACATGCTGTGGTATATAAACACCATCATTGTCAACGGTAATCCTGATTGTACCGCTGGTTTGTAAATCAATCTTGTCTTCTCCAAAGTCAATCAGTGTGTTGCGTTCAGTATCATCTGCCGCCTTTATATCACCTTGTACAGTAGAGCCTTTAGAATATTTGTAAGACATGTCATTCCTCCATTACAGTTTAAATAGAAAAAGGGTTGGACTTTCGTCCAACCCTCCAAGAAAAATCTTGTATATCCAATCTGACGATTAGAAAATGCTCCATTGATTTCCATTACGAATCAAAGAAACAGCGGCTGAGTCAGACTCAAGAATGACAGTGGTTGCTCCATCAATTCTTGTACTAGCACCAACTGCTCTAATTGTCAGTGGGCGGTTGTTAGCTACAACATTGGTGTAAGCTTTGACAACAACCAAGTCACCATCACTCCAAGTACCAGACAAGTCCAAAGTAATTGCATTTGCAGATTGTCCGTTAGTTGTAATAGGGCCGTAGAACCCAGCTTCTCCATTAAGATCAATTGGAGTCGCAGAAGCAGTGCTGTAATTTCTAATCGTGATACCAGTGGTTTTATCAGCAGAAACACCAGACAAGGCACTTCCGTCACCAGAGAAAGCTCCAGCAGAAAGAGTGTTTGTGGTTGGATTG